TTGTTGACTGTCGCAAAACATCTTTTGAAGATCCAAACGGCGATCCATTGGACAACGGATAAGCAATGGGAAAACCTAAAAAGTTTTTATCTGATTGGGGTTGGTACATTCAAAAAGGTACAGATCTAAGAATAAGAGACACACGGTTTGAAGGCACATATGAATATTGTGCTGAACCCACACACACTGATGGTAAACAACATCTTGTAAAGTTTGGAAATAATTTTAATGGTACATGGAGAGATCCTTGGAAGATGCCTCACAGCAATTGGCATTTTTGGGACAATCCTGAACTGTGTCATTTGTTGTATCCAAGCACTGTGAATCCATTACATCAAAAAACTTGGATACGTTGGGTAAAGAATAGTATTTTAACCAAAGAGAGTGAATTTACAGATGGTACAGAACGTATCAATTGGATGTTGAAAAACTTAAATGCTTGTGTGCCAACTTGGCAAGATCTTGTGCGTGAATTAGACCCCACAGCATTTGATCCTATTCAAGTTAGAAACAAAACAGCATTGATTGTGACCAGTTCACCCAACTGTCATTTGTACTACTATGGAGAAACTATAGGTCAATGGACCAATAGGATCAAAGAGAAATTAAACAAGATGGGTTGGCAAGTAAATGTGATAAGAGGCAAGTCCAGCAGAAAAATAAGAACTAAATCTGCAGATGCAAGACTGTATCAACAATTGCAAAACAAAAAACCTGGAATCATTGTGAATCAACACAGTGCCAGCACAATTGAAGCATTGTGTTCTGGTGTGCCTGTTGTATCCACAGGTGATCACTGTGGCGGACCTTGCGTAATCACTTGGAAAGATTTTATTAATGGTGCAGATCCCACAACGCCCAACGAAGCAGACTTTTTTGCTTGGATGAATGTTATTTTGTCCAACATAAGACACAAAACAGAAATTGTGGATCGTGATTTCCGTCAAAACAAACGTGTACTACCCCAATGGGCATAAAACATCAGATTGCACAAAAGAAATATCATGATGTTCCAACCAAATGGGTAAGAAGATACAATGTTAAAAAAAATTATTGCAAATTTAAACAACAAGAGTGGTCATTCACACACCATTCTTTCTATAAGGTATGGAAACACAGTGGTGTAATGGATCAAATCAGTAGATCACCAGGCGGTTATTGCATGGTTAGGTTGGATCCCACAGAAGCATGGTCACCTACCAATGTAAAAATTATTCAAAGAGGCAGATTGTTAATGAGAAACATCACAGAAATATGGAAAAAAACTTGGGGAAGAACAAATTGAAAATTATAGTGCATCACGAACACACAAAAATAAGAATTGCCAGTTGGCAAGATGCTGATCAATTGTGGATACACAAATACAGCACACAAGATTTAAACACACAGTTGTGCAGTGAATTTCATTACTGCTCTTTGATGGAGGCACTTACTATTGTGAGTGTGCATTATTTTACTGCTGTGGGAGGAACCAATCAAATGATGATTGTGGATCCCAGTGTGGAACTGTTCACTGTGGGAGTAGACACTTGTGAATTCAGATCTATTTCTAGAGACGATATGAAATGGTACACTGAGGTTTGGCAATTGCAAAGGGAGATACACGATGTGCGGAGTCGTTGGAATAACAGATAGAGACGAAACATACATAGACCAAGCATTGAAGTCTATACAACACAGAGGCCCTGATGGTGCAGGCAAATACATCAACAACTCAGTCAGTCTTGGACACTGTCTATTGGCAATAACTTCTGCACCCAAAGAAGGCAATCAACCATACACCACACCACGCAAAAACATTCTGGTTTACAATGGCGAAATATTCAACTATGATGACCTTGTACAACAGGAAACAAATTTTAAACCCAAGACCACTTGTGATACAGAATTACTGGCATGGGGGTTGGACACATACGGCATAGACTTTATAAAAAAAATAGATTCCATGCACGCCTTTGTGTATTATGATGTTAACAAACAAAAATTATACCTCAGCAGAGATCACGTGGGCATAAAACCTTTGTACTATGCCAAATGTAAACAAGGGTTGGTGTTTGCCAGTGAGATCAGAGCAATCAAACACAAAGTGTCCACACATCACGAGATAGATGCTGTTGCATTGAGCAGTTGGAGTCATTTAGGTTGCAATTTTACACGCAACACATTTTACAAAGGCATTTCAAGATTGATGCCTGGTGAATGTTGGCAGTATGACATACCCACAAAACAAATGAACTTGGTGCACAGGATTATACCTGAAACAAAAAACACAAGACGTTTTGATGCAGAAGAATTTAGACTGCAAGTAAAAGACACTTGTCGTAAAACCATAAGAGGGTTAAGAAAGATAGGAATATTTTTAAGTGGTGGATTGGACAGCACCATGATCACACACGAGATTGCACAAATGATGCCCAACGTGTCCACATACAGCAGTTGTGTGGAACCTTTGCCTCAAGACAAAGAAGACTTCAATGCAGATTTTCGTTGCGGTAAACTGCTGGCACAAAGATTAAACATACCACATCACAAAATTGTGTGTACACCTGACACGTGGCAACAGTATCTGCGTGACAGTGTGTCACATCTAGAAGAACCTTTTTACAACGGCAGTTTACCCATGTATTGTCAAATGAATCATCAGATGGCAAGTGACGGAGTGGTTGTGACCATTGCAGGAGACATGGGAGACGAAGTGTTGGCAGGATACAGCAAATACAGACACATTGGTTTACACAACCCCACATGGAGACAATTGGTGGACAAATGGATGAACAGATTGTCACAACCACCACGAGTGCCATGTGAACTCAATCGCAATCAACTGTTGGACCTATTGATTAAGGATGTGTTTCCAGACAGCATGTACAATCCTCATGATGTGATCAACAGTTTCATGCTGTTGGATGTCACAGCAAATTGTTCTGCAGATTTCTTTCAACGCAATGATAGATTTGGCATGGCATATGGCATGGAAGGTAGATTTCCTTTGGCAACCAAACAGTTTATAGATTATGCCATGAGTATACCCAGCACAGACAAGATACAAGGCAGTAACATGAAACGGATGAGCAAAATTGCTTATCAAGACATACTGCCTAATGAAATCATACACAAACCCAAGACAGGATGGACAGCACCACATCAACAATGGGTTAATCAGTCAGAGACAGATCAACACACACTGCGTAAACATCAACCCAACACAGTGATACCATACAGAGGTAGAAAAATAGAATCAGTGATGCATCAATACTATGTGTGGTGCGATGTGAACAGGATGCACACATGTTGAGCGATTTCAATCATGGATTCAAAGTGCATTTTGACACATATGAAGAGTTTGCTCACACAGTGATTGGATTCACCAAAACCATCACACGCGAACAACGTCAGAATTGGCGATACACTGTGATGGGTCTGGAATTGGAACAGTTCATGGTGAAGTGGTATCCAAATTGGTGGCGCAAACTCCAACCTATCATTTAAATATTGATATGAAATATCCTAAACAACCCACACACTTTAAACATTATCCTTATCAACCAGAATGGTATGACAGAGACTTCTTTCATTCACCAGACGGCATCAAAGAATTTCCTCAACATCATTGCAAAATGAGTTGGGTACTCAGCAAACCCTATGTGACCAGTTGGCGCAATGCTGTGGACATAGGATGTAGAGATGGCGAATACTCAAGATATCTACAACATCATTTTGAACACACATATTGTTTTGACAACAGATTGAGACCACGATTTGCTTACAATGTTGCCAAAGGCAAAACCACACACTTTCATTGTGGATTGGGCCAAGAATATCAATTGGACGATTTCAACATTGAACGAGTGGACTACATCAAACTGGATGTGGACGGAGCAGAATGGGACATACTGCAAGGTGCCTTAAAAACTGTGGAACGAGATCACCCTGTGTTTTGTTTGGAAGTGGAACGAGAACCACAACGACGCACACTGGATTATCTTGTGAATTTAATGGGTTATCGTGTGGTGGAGACTGATGCAAGAAACATGGACAGAATACTGACATGGAGTGACCCCAAATGAAAGCAGGCAAAATATGGGGAAGCACAGAACTGATACACGCCAATGGTGTGTTGGAGTTTCACAGAATAGAATACAAAGCAGGATTCAAATGTTCAGAGCATGAACACCAATTCAAATGGAATGGATTCTACGTGGAGTCAGGAGAGATGCTGGTGCGTGTGTGGCAAGACGATCAAGGATTAGTGGATGAGACCACATTACGTGCAGGAGACTTTACCCAAGTAAAACCAGGTGCTGTGCATCAGTTTGAAGGTGTTCAAGATGGAGTGGCATTTGAACTGTATTGGGCAGAATTCAATCACAATGATATTGTGCGTAGAACAGTGGGTTCCAAGACGTGAAATGGCCCATACCATTGCACATAGCATTTGAACCCATACAGTTGTGCAATGCCAAATGTTTCTGTTGTCCATACACCACACTGAGTGAGGACCCCACATATCGCGGTGTGCAGATGAGCACACAACACATCACTGACCTATTGACTGAGTATGGCGAACTGGTTAAGCAACACAAGGTACCCAAATATCAGTGCACCATAGCACCTTGGAGATACAGCGATCCATTGGTGCAACCCAATCTACCACTCATCATGCAACTGGCGGATCGTTATGATCTTGGAGTGGACATCACCACCAATGCAGTCAGTTTCACAGAGCGAATGTGCCGCACACTGGACCGTCACAGGCACCTGCTGAAACAGATACACATATCAGTGATAGGACACACAGAGCAAGAAGTGTGGGAACAGATGCGTGTCAAGAAATCCAAGACATTGGACCGCTTGCGGTATGTTAAGCAAAATTTCCCCCACCTCAGCAGTCTGATAAAAATTGGCATCAAGCACCGTGACAACATCAGACCTTCAGAAGAAATCAAATCTGAATACAGAGCAGTCACACTGGGTAAAGTGGGTGTGAAAACTAATTGGTTGCACAACAGATTGGGTGATGGAGATGGTGTGTGGCACAGACCCAAACAGTTTAAAATTGACGCCGCACAATACATCCAGGGTTGTGTGATGTCGCAGGGCAGGATAACCAGAGAGATGGAGATCAGGGTCAACGGTGATGTGGTGCTGTGTTGCGATGACGCAGATGGCAAAACACACTATGGCAATGTGTTCAAAGATGGTTTACTCACGTGCTGGCAACGTGTGCAACAGACACATGATGTGATATACAGCAAACAATACACTGATGCCAAACAGCAGTTGATCTGCAACACCTGTTCAAGAGGAGCATTTGCTTGGGGCAAATTCAACCAGACTGAGATTGATCAGCGAAACCAAGAATTAAAACGAACGACTGGGATTTGAACTGGCGGTGTATTTTGGTACCCAGGTTTGAGTGGTGAATGTTATAACGCAAGACAGCAGGTACCCCACTTCTAATGTGCAGGACGGGTCCGCACCAATCATACTATTATAACACCATTGGACCACCCAGTCAACCATACCCCACAGTGATTTTGGTTACCCACACCATTGACACTGTGCTCGTATGATGTTATACTGTGTGAGTACTGGGATGGTGTCATATGGTTTCCTAACAACTTGTGGTGGTGTCCCATACCATTTTGTGGAGTGTGTTTCACTGATAGACTGTCATCTTTCTCCTGGACACTCTCCACTTCCCACACTGTTGTTTTGGTAACCAATCACATTGACTTCCCCTAGACATGATGTTATACTGTACACTCAACTGAACCATTCCCACTTGTCATAACTGTGTGAGTGGTTGGGTTGTTTAAGGTTAACATATATGAACAACCACACAGTGCAACACATTATGCTCATTTTGTTTCTGTCTGTGTGGTTGACGTCATGCACAGCGTGGAATCAATCCCCATCATTCACTGATACCTTTCTTAACACACATACTCCCCAATACACCGTTGTGAACGGATCAATCTATAAGAATTAGGCACCATTGGAGTGGTTCAGATACTATAGAAATGGTTGATATTCTGGTTTATAGGGTAGGATTTGGGTGATTAACCCTTGAGAGACAGGTTTTGAAACATTCTGAAACGGTTGCCTCCTGTTAAAAAATACCACATCTCACCGCTCTTGACCGTTCATATGGTGTGTGTCGCTGTGATATTGTGTAATCAGTTCTCAGTTTCTTCTCACTAATCTACCCACTCTGCCAATGGTCTGCATCACTTTTATGCCACGATGTTGAGCGATTTCAGTGTGTGATATGATGTTCAGCATTGATGCCATGTGCAGACTCCACTGTTCCCACTCTGCTGGGTCTAACTCTGTGAACACTTGTACATATGTGCCTTCTGTTGCTTCAGTGTCTATCAAGTGTCGCACGTGTTCAATATCATATGTTTCTTGTGTGAATATGTGTGTGTATGGTTTGCTGTACTCTATCACATACTCTGGATACTTGCTCAGCATCTGTTTCACTGTGCTCATGTCCTCTGCGGAATACAATCTGTGTGTTTTTGCAGTTTTTCTGTCACGCACTGATCTCTTACTCATGGTCTCTTTGAGGAAACCTATGTTGGCAATGGTGTAAAGGAATTGGTTTATCATAATATGGTTAGTGATGTGTGTGAGCGAACAGTTAGGTAGAACAGAGTCATTCACACACATCGTGCTATGCTTAAAGGATTACATCAATGTTTGAAGTTAATGTAACAGGAATATTTAGTGTGTTGCGGAATTTTGTGGGGATTAGTGAGTTCTTTTGAGTGGCACACCCATTAGGATATATCCCCATATGCGCCAGCAACTGGGGAATCAATGGCATATTGATGTAACGTGGTGTGCCGTTAATATTTAGTGTGTGATTATTGCCACCACTTCTCTTTAGGATCAGCATAACCTATATCCCGTCTATGTTCTGCGTGAGCACAAAATCTATCGTGTGCGTTGTCAAAATCTGTTGCTTCAAAACGCCATACCCAATCTTCCACACACATCACACCCTCTAATTGTTTTCGTTCATTGATGGTCACATACATGGCACAACCTGACAGTATGGCAGTTTTTTTCTTGCGATGTCGCTGTCTGCCCTTGCCCAACCACTGAGTGCGTCTTGAATGTGTGATCCATTGAGACTGAACTTCAGTCACACAGTCAGTGTAGAATTCCTCTCCCAATGCAGTTCTCATGTGATTGGTAAAGTTGCTCAATCTAGCAGAACAATCAAACCTCACACGATTGAATGCATTGTCCTCTGTGGCATCAGTTCTAAAATCCAAATTCACTTTGATGGTCTGTCTTTCTGGATTATAGAAACTCAATTTGGCATAGGTGATTGGCACCCCGCACAGTTCCATTTGAGAACCATCGTTCTCTTTGGTCTGGCCCAAAAGGCGAGATGCAGAAGGCATCTCTGTCAAAGAAGAAGGCGAAGACGACTGAATTGTTTGGTCAAAAGGCAATTCTTGTCTAATCTTATTTCTTAAATGTTTAATGTTTAATATTGTTTGCGTTGACTTTAGTTTTGCTGAAAACTGTTTTGTTTTTGCCATTGTGTCTCCTATTTGTGTTGTTTTGATTTGAGTTGTTGCTGTATGGTCACATAATCCTGCACAGACAACCACTGAATGTGTTTGCGGTGTCTCACACATACCAATTCAGCATGGTGAATTTCAGTATGATTCACTCTGCGTGCCTTAACAGGGCATTGGTTGTGTTTTTTTAGTTTTGTGAGTGCCATTAACACAATTATATAGCATCGTGGTGTGGAAGTCAATGATTAAGTGGATAATTTGGGGAGTTTTGATTAGACTGTATGAAAATAGAGACCAAAACTCCCACCAGTACGTGGAAAGGTCAAATGGGAATAAGACCTGTGTCGTACTGATATCTATTTACTCGCCAGCACTGTCAGTACACTCTGGTTTGAGTATCACAGCATATGGTTCTTGGCAATGTGGAGTCCAACAACGTATTTTCCACAGAATTTTGCGAGTTTGGTAACCGTAGGTTCTGTAGTAGGAGTATTTGCCTTCAAATGGTCTTTCTGACAACATGTGATTGCCACCGCATCGTGAACACTCCACTTTTTCTTGATCAAATTGTTCTGATGTAATTTTGCGTCGTTTGGTGGCGTATTTGTTGGCGTAATAAGCGTTTCTGCTCAATTGAGGTCTGCCCATTACCAGACTCTGATGAATATGCCAATCAGCATGGTCACAATCAAACCAGTCAATGCCAAAATGTACATTTGGTAACCTTGGATATGATAGAGATGATTGTTCATGATCTTGTCCAGTGTGCGTTCAATTTTGTCTATGCGTTTTTCTATTGCTTTGATAGGTGTTGGTTTCATATTATTCATATTATGATATTGTGCTACCCAATGCAACCACTTTCCAGTTGGAACCATCATACACTGCCAATGTTGTTGCGCCTGAATTACCATTTGAACAGTATGCCAAGTCACCTGCTTCTTTGTCTGATCTTGCGTTGAGTTCTGTCAGTGTTTGTGGTTTTAGTTGTAGTATTTCTTCTATGTTGACCTTGCCTGTGGCAGGATCCAGTGTTAAATCTGTTGCTGATGTGGAGTTGATTTCATCTGGCAGTTGTGCCGCTATTATTTTGGATGTGCCATCTAACCCTGCTACACCGTTTGCTGTGTTTCTGCCATCAATCACAGTGATCAATTCGTCAAATGCCGCCTTGATGTCTGGTCTTGCCGCCGCAGGTGAATCCGTGGCATCATTTAAATTTGTTGTGCTTACGTTTGAACTTGTTCCCCAACCCATAATATGGTACTCCTTTGTTGTTTTTATTTATAAAATTGGTTGCAGTATACAACTAATCTTATCTCTTTGTTTTGCCCGTGTACTGACGTCTACGAGCGACTAACACACCTTTTTTAACTGAAGTTGGTGCTTAAACTTGCGTAATATATTCCGCCCACAAAACTTATGGTCATGATGTCTATGGCATTGGCACCAGTACTTAATGTGGACGTGCCTCCTGCAAACAACATTCTGCCTGCAGAGTCTAAATCTTCTGTAAATGTTCTGTTGCCTGTTCCATCTTGTTTAATGATTAATGTTAGACTTTGTCCATTTTCTGCACTGGCAAATCCTTGGAAGTTTACATTACCAGTCAATGTGACTTCCATTAAATTTCCATTTGTTTTGACATCAGGTGTTAAATTTGAACCATAAGGCAATTCAAATACTTGTTCCTTGTACCTCATGCCTGCGTCTATGATGAATTGGTCTGATGTTACAGTGATTTTATCAAAATTTTCAGTAGAACCAGCACTGTCTCCATGTGAATTAAAAGTTATTGCATTTTCAGACTGGAAATTGGTTGCATAGTGATCAATAACAAAATTAACTGCATCCACACTGATACCATGATTGGTAACTCCTGCTGAAGTGCCACCAACAACAATTCTTGTTTTGTCAGACTCTAAACGTAAATGACCACTTACACCACCCAGTTTACTAATTTTAAAATCTGTGCCTCTACCAGTGTTGGTTTTTATGTTGAATGTGTCTGTGTCTAAATCTGATGTCAGTGGATTTGTAACACCTGCCGCGGCAGTTATATTAAGAGGCGCACCTCCTGAATCTGGATTAACCAAAAGAGTGTTGCCTAAATGAGCAACTTCTACTTGTGAATTTGCACGATTGTACACCAACAATGCATAAGGATCTCCATCTATACCAGTGGTGTCTATAAAATCAACAATGTTGTTGACAGCATCACTCATTGTTTTTATTTCAGGTCTGGATTCTTTGATAGAATTTGTGTCTGCTGAAAATTTATTTGAATCTGGTTTGTTTGTTGGCCACGCCATATTAGTTTATCACAACCTCCGTTTGTCCATTTGCTGAAGAAAAGCAAATTGGAAGATATTGAATTTGTACATCCACTGTGCAGTCTATTCTACGTGCTTTGCCGTAACTGTCTGCATCAAAAATATTTAACACAAGAGGGGTTGATGTCTTGTCAATATAGATAAGTGGTCTGACAGGATCTCCTCCTGAATCATCCAATCCTGTGATGTGTGGTTGTATAATACAGTTGGTAATTTTGCCTGTTTCTTTTTCAAATGTTAATTGTCTAGCACCCACAGAACCACCCAGTGTGCTGGTGTCTATGTCTGACTGTGAAAGTGGCAAGGTGCTGTTGTTGAAACCCACATTGAAATCGTTTAAAAATAGTACAGGAGATCCTGCTGAATCTTCTGCTCCTGCTGAATCACCTGTGCCTTGCGTTAAAGTAAATTTAAAAAATCTTGCATATATGCCTGGCACGTCTGCTGTGTCAGGTGAAATTGTAGCGGTGCTTGGAGAATCAATTGCTCCTCCTGTGCTGTCAACAGTGTTGCCATACTGCACTGTTGTGATAACAGGTGCTCCAGAATTAAATGTTAACAATGGTAGATGCCAATCCAAACCGCCAGCGTCAATGATGTTGGTGGTAAATTCTAAAAGAGAACTGGGTGTGCCTCCCCAACTAGTGAGTGTGCTCCAATTGGTATAGTCTGCCCAACTTTCCACACTGCGAGCAAATAGAGTGTTTTCAATTTCATCAAAATATCCGTTGCTTGACATATTATCCTCCTAAATTCTGTTGTCCACCAGCATCAAAACCGTATGTTTCTTGTAGATAGTTAACAAAACCTTCTAATCCATCGTCCTCAATTTTTGTGCCTTTAATGATGTATTTTTTCTTAGTAAAATTTGTTTCTGAAAAATCACCTCCCATTGCATATTCATCTTCTGGACCAGGATTTGTTTTTATTGGTCTAATTTTTGCTACTAACCCTTTTACAAGAGGAATACGTATGAAATTGCCGCCGCTTAACCGTCTGTAATAAACAGTTCCTTGAGGAGTTCCTTGAACAGTTGATGTATTGAACACGTTGGCAAAATTTCCATGACTACCTGCAAAAAATATATGACCACCACTACTTTCTTTGTTGCCCATAAAATATTCTAATCTCAATCCATTCACACCAGGTTCTTGTGGTAGTGCCAATGCAATTTCACCCACATTGCAACGATATCTTACACCATTTATTATTATAACACTGGTGTAGTTAGAACCTTGACGTTGTACCAAAGTCAAATATCCGTTTTCTCTAATGTCTGCACCGCTGTCTACTCTTTTGATTAAACAACTGGTTGGTATGGATAATGCGTTGTTGTGTTGATACACTTTGCCACTCCACACAAGGGGTGTGCTAGGATAGGCAACCAATTGTAAATCGTATCCATAAAATTTATCTAAACTTGGTTTTTTAATTGGTTCATACTCAGGAGGTGGTGTTGGTGCAGGTATTGGTCCTGCAGAATCATCTGGTATTGGGTAAGGCGGTTTAACACCTTTGGGTGGATCACTCACAGGTCTTTGCAATGGTCTGCCTGAATATTCATCTGGTAGATACACAGTGGGTGGATTTTCTATCTGTTCACCTGACACGTGTGGATAATGATTTGCTGTGTGTTCCACAGCAGATATATCTATCAAACCTTGATTGGTCAATTTCATATCTACCACTCTAAATGTACGCAAATCAAGATCCAGTATGTCTTCTGACATTCTGATAATGTCACCTGGTTCCACATTGAATAATTCTTGTGTGCCTGTAAAACTTAATGTTCTTTGATTACGTGATTTCAAATAAATCATTCTTGCCATTTCACGTGCTATGTAAGGATTGGTAAGGGTAGTAAATGTAAATTCACCTGACATTTCTTCATCGTCATCCACTGCTTGATCACCTGCCTCACTGAACACCACTTGTTGACTGCTGAATTCTTTGTCAGGATCTATGTAGTTCACATACACATTGTTGTATTTGGATACTTTGGATTCTCCACCCAACGTAACTGACCCCACAATAAAAAAGTTACTGACATCAAATGCAACATCAATTGTGGCAGATGTTATGTCAGTGGCATTACCGCCATCTTCTACTTTTAGTTTGTATCTGCCACTCACAAAAGGCAGTATGCCTCTGCAACCACCTACTAATTGTTTTACATTGTCTATTAATTTTGATTCTGTGGTCAGCACTGTGTTGCAAGTCAACACAAATTCAGTAAACTTGCCGTCATCATCTAGGTCTACTAATTGATTAAATTTTTCAGCGGCAATTCTAAAACTTTCTGTGTGTATGTCTTCTTTTTTGATGCCCAATCCATAACGAGGATTCATCATGTAATCCAGCAACACACATGCTGGGTTTGTGCCTGGTCTGTTAGAATCTGTTTCCACATAAGTCTTTGATAAATCTGCATAATCGTTTGGTAGGTTTTCGCTGTCTGGAGTTACTGTGGTAAGATCAAAAACTTTTTTACCAAACACATCAAATTGAATTTGTGGTACACCGCCACCAAAAGGATTAGAATCTATTTCTGCTTGATTTGAATTTTTCCATTCAAATCTAAATGCCGCATATGCAACACCTGGTAATTTTCTTACACCATTGTTCCAACTGGGTGATCCGTTTGCCAATGTGCTTTGTGGTTGATCTTCTGTGCCGTTGAATATTTGAAATTGTACTCTGCCACTGTATCTACCTGTGCTGGATGTGTAAACTTGTGCATGATTGTATGTGTTGCTGGTACCTGGGTGTGGCAACAGTTCGTTTTCATCCAATTTGATTCTGTGTACACCTCCAATCTCACCTTCACAAATAGCATACACCACATACAGATATTGATTACTGCTTCCGTTGGTTTCCACGTGTACAATTGTGCCACCCAAACGTCTAAATCCATACGCCACAGGTATTCCAACATTGGTACCTGACTTGGTAACTTTAACACCTTGTGCAAGTGATTCTGCAGATACGTCTGGTGTTTCAAAAGAACCAAAAGGTTTTATAATAAATCCAAAAGCATCACCCACAAAAGATGTTATGCCTTTGACTGCTTTTTTAATTCCTTTTATGATTCCTTTGATTGGTTTTTTTATGAATCCCATTACAACTCCTTCACATACATATTGCCACACCATTTCATATTTTTCATTTCAAAATATTTACTGGCACGTTCTACATATTCTTCATCAACGTTGTAATCTTTGTCAAACAAAAACACACCGCTCATTATTAATTCAACATCTTGATCTCTTAAAAAATCTTCTATTTGGTCAAAGAATTTGTGACTGCTGATCTTGTGTCTGTAATCAGGATGTAAAAAAAACATTTCTACATTGGCCACTCTCACTCTGTTCCAAGTTAATTCTGATAAACTGACCACACTGTAACCTACCACTCTGTCATCCTTGATGTACAATAAAATATTGCTTTGTTGTTCTATCAATCTTTGTTTGGTTAATTCTAATGCTGTTTCCACATCAAAATTTAATTTGCCAGACACATTGGCCTCTTCAGCGTGTATGCGATAAATTTCTTGCAGTTGATTGAAGTGTGAGATGTTTGCTTGTTTTAACATTATTTTATACCCCATTTTATTTCTGCCAATGCTTCGTGTGAAAATTCCATACTGGCATCGTTGGCATGTTCTCTTTGAAAATTGTTTTGATTGGTTCTGCGTCCATTCTTTCTGTTGAAATTCACAAACTGCGAACTTACTTGTAATTGTATGTCTGCTGATGTTTGATTGTTGGTCACACTGTAACCTGCTATTTTGCCTTTGAACAACAAGAAAGCATTTTCACCTGCTGAATCACCAAACAACACATTGGTGCTTGGGTCAATAAATCCTCTGTATATGCTCACAGTTTGATTTATTATTTCTGATGTGGCAAACGTTTGCACATTGGCAAGTGTTAAGGCACTGATTGCTATGTTTACAGAACTGATTTGTACAGCACTGTTCAATTGTGTTTCACTGATAGACATAAATTCACCCTGTGCAGAATATGTTTCGCCATCAAATGTTAGATCATAAGGATTGTTGGTGTATCTCAATGTGTCTGATCCACCGCCACTGTCAGGTGTGTCTATCTCCAACAACAACACACTGGTAAATGTGTTGCCTGCAAGATATGTGTTTAATGGATCAGAAAATCCGCGAGGCATTAAATTACCTCCTCAACATCCATCCTATAATTCACAGTGCCGTCTACATTGTATTGATATTCTTGTAGATCACTGCTCATAATCACTTTGAATGGCACGTTGTCGTATGTGACTGTTTCACTAGTTGATACTTGTAACACCAATGCTGGTTCAAAAGCAATGGCAAAACCTGCTGAGTCCATCACAGCATCTTCTGTTGCCATGTACACTTTGCTGTGTCCTGAAAATTTAATCACATCACCCATTTTGAGTGCTGTGGCATTGATGTTGCCTTGGTCAGTTGTAACGTTGACGCTGGTTGAACCTTGTCCAAATGATCCTTGCACTGTGACTGTGCCCACATTGTCAGTTGCTGTTCTAAAACTTATTTCTGGTATCTCTATGGTAAAATCGTTCACACTGGTTTTTGCTTTGGCAATAAAACCTTGTATCTGTTTAAAATCTGACACAGTAAGACTGACCAACTCCAATGTGCCTTTGAACAATGTGGTTGCCGCTGTGCTTCTTATGATTCTGCCTGATGCAGTTTTTGTGACAGCAACTTCATTCTGTTGTTTGAAGTTGACTGCTCTAAATTTTATTGGTGTAGCATTTGATAAAATGCTTGAACTTCCGTTGAATGCTCCTATGCTTGCCATTATGCTGTGATCCCCTCTCTTCCTTGTCTGTTCATTGCTTCATTGATAACGCCCACAATTGTTGATCTTCTTTCCAACAACAGTTCGTCAAAACCTGTTGCGTCCACTGTTTCAATGTTGAAGTTCACTGTGACTTGTTGGCCCATTGCACCGTTTGATGTAATTTGTCCACCTGCATTAGGTGTAAACATTTCTGGTCCCTTTTCTCCAACCAAGTATTGTTGTCCTGCAGAAACTGGTCCACCTTTTTCTCTTGGTCCTGTGTATGTGGTTGATTTAATCTTAGCAATTTGTACTGCACCAGTTGCCGCAATCAATGCCGCTTGTAAATATGCACCTCTACCTAATGCAAACATCACACCTTTTGCTGTGCTGATAATTGTTTCAGATATTGCAACTGCTTTTGCTATCTTGAATGCTTTTTCGTTAATTTGTGCCAGTTCACCCAACAACTCTTTACCAAGTGCTGTGTTAAGACCTTTTTTGTCTTTGCCAAATGCCTTTTCAATATCTATTTCTTTTGCTTTACCAGATTTAATTAAATCAATTGCATCTCTTCTTTCTCTTTGATTTCTTGCTTCTCTGTCCAGTTGTGCTTTTCTTTCTAACACAGCAACAGCATGATGATATTCTTCTAAACTGATTAAATTTCTGTCTAGTGCGTCTTGTAGTTTTTCACCTTCTTTTACATAAGATGTTCCAAATGTGTCGTCAAACACACCGCCCACAGACTTGGCCACACTGGACAAACCTTCCATTGCTTTTTGTAATTCTTTTGCCGCTTTGTCTTCGTCTATCTTAGGTGTAATAACAATTGGATCAACGTTTAATGCTGTCTTGGTGTCATTTTTTAATTTTTCAATTTGTGCTTCTAAATCTGCTCTGTCTTTGTCTGAAACAAATTTAAAAGGACCACCATCTTCAAATGCTTGATTGAATGCTGATTTCATTCTGCCACCAAAATCTTCAAATGCATCTCTTGGGTCTTTTAAAGTTAATGCTTTTGTGATCGCCTCAAAGAGTATTCCGCCAAATTCAAGAGCAACATTGCCCAATCCTTGAAATGCGTTTATAAAATTATTTGTAAATTTTTCCAATGCATACAACAATTTAACACCTAAAGCGCCTTCTAGTTCTAACAGAGGTTTTAATAATGTGTAAACTCCAGTAACTGCAATTGCTACTGCTGACGCAAACAACAATAATGGATTTCGCATCATCGCAAGATTTAATTTTGTCATAGCAAGTCTTAAACCGCCAACTCCACGAGTAAACATTATTAATTTACCCAAAGCAAGAGAGGCACCAAATGCAACGGCACCTACCACTGCTGTTTCAAGATTTCTACCTACCACCAATATAGCGTTGGCAATTCCTTCAAACACTGGTGATGATGATCTGCCCAATGCAATGAAATTATTTTGTAACACAGTTAAACTTTGTCCAATTGTGGCAGATGTTTTGCCAAATTGTTCGTCAATATCTTTACTGCTTTTTAACAATGAATTAATCAATACATCTGCAGTTAATTTACCTTGAGATGCAAGTGCTCTAATTTCTCCTCTTGCCTTGCCTGTTTCAGCGGCAAGTATGTCTAGAATTAATGGAGCGGCCTCAACCACTGAGTTGAATTCATCACCCCTAAACGCACCTGATGCCAGTGCTTGACCAAACTGTCTAATTGCACCAGCGGCAGTACCTGCATCTGCACCTGATATTGCAAGTGTTTTGGCAAATGTTTCTGTGATCTGTGCTGTGGTTGCCTGACTGATACCTAAATCTTTAGTAGACAGTGCAATTTTAGTATATAAATCAACCACACCTTCCAAATCTCCTCTAGATCTATTAGCAACCTCTTGTAGTGTGTTGAAGGTTGCATTTAGATTTTGTTGAGAAGTGGTAACTATTTTCAGTCTGTTATTAACATTCTGAATGGTGTTGGCGTAATTGTATAGAGCACGTACAGAAAACGCCGCGGCGGCAATTTTGGCAAGATTGCCAAGACTGCTGTTTAGACCTTCAACATTCTTTTTAGTCCTGTTAAGTGCCGCCCCTGTTTTATCAACGACGACTAGTTCTAGTCTTACTTGCTCCGCCATGGTTCATTCCTTTGTTAGCGTTGTCATGCTGTATTTTAAAATACGAGGCCCATAACTGGATCTCCAGGACACTGAACTGCATGACTTCTTCTATTGATTTACCTAGTTCTTTTGCTATGTGCATCAACAGAAATAGTTCTGTGTCCTCTCTTAGTTTTTTGAGACATCCTCCTGTGTATATTCAGATGTCGCATTATTTAAAGCACTAGCAACTTTGATTAATGTAGAAGGATCTGCTTCGTTCATCATTGTTACTTTGTCAAACTTATGAAACATAGGTTTGCCATCTGGTGTTAGTGCTTTGTTAATCACTGATTCAACCAATGCTTCCACAGTTTTACCTTGTGTTTGCAAATCAATAATTTTTGACTCTACAGCAAACGAGTATACCGCTTTGTAGTAGATGTCTGTTTTCCATTCTGGAACTGTCATTTTTAACAGTTCACCATTTAATTTAGACTTAAAGTGTGTTTTTATATTGTCTAATACTTGTGTCATATTCTTCCTTTTGTTTTAAATGACTTAATGGTTGGCCTCACTATACCATTAGGTCGTTGTTTGCTACGCCCTCGTTCCAGCAGACCAATGTAAGGCACGCGATTGGTGATTCTGTGTTCTTTTTGAACAAAGTTTCCTGATGATGGATTTCTACCCACCGTCTTTTTCCAACCTCGTCTTGCTCTGCCTTTATCAACAGGTGTGTATATTTTCACCTCTTGAAAAATTCTTTCTGCGATGCGATCTGACACTTTTCCTAGTTGCCTTTGGATCCGTGTGAAGACCGCATCAAGATTGGATATTTTACCTCCAATCATCAGTATTATATTGTTTCTTCGTGTAGTATTCCGTTTCCTTGAAAACTGCATGATACTGTGACTAAGTCATCAAAACTTGCTGTTCTAGAAACTGAAGTAACAATTACATCTCCAACATACTTTACGCCTGTTGTTGCTGGAAAAAATTCTACAGAAATGTTGGCGTCATTTGCTGGATCAAACACAGAAGCACTTGTTTGTGCTGTGTCGTACATGCACTCCATAGTGCCTGTAAATTGTGTTAAACCGCTTATATATGTTCTAGCGCCATCGCCCATTGCTGTATCTTCTACTACGTCTTTTGTGTGTTCAATTGTCCAAGATCTTACTTCTGCTACTTGAGTAGAAGCACCACCTGAATCATCGCCAAACATCACTTTACCGTTTTCACCTGTTAGTGTTGCCATCGTTGGTCTCCTCTTTTAGATTGTTAATGTCCCATTCAATATCGCTCATGTCTTCTTCTGAGTGTATTGGTTCTGGGGTGTTGTGGTTGACTTCTGCTTGTGCTTTGATTTCAACCTTTGGCAGAAGTTTTTTCTTAGACTTGGGTTTTTTAACTGTGTCTTTTTTAGTTGTCCAACCCGCCTCTAGAAATCTGTCTAGACGATCTGATTCTATATTTTTCTTTTCAGATCCTTTGTGTACTTTAATATATCGCGCCATTATTATACTGCTCCTTTAGTAAATGAATATCTCACGTCCGCCGTTATTAAAAACTCTCCCAAGGGTGGCGTACGATCAATTATTTCAACTGTTCTAACACGTGTGGTTGATGCTTGGGATGCCGCAAGTTCACGTGTTCTATCTGAATTCAACGTTTCTTCAATACGTTCAATCAATTCATTTCTTTTTTGATCCACTGTGATGATTTGTGCTGATCTTCCATCTGCTCTCACAAAACCACGGATCGTTATTTCTATAACACCTCTTCTGCCACCACCCATCACATGGTCTTCTCTGGTTTCATTACCAGTTGTGATTAGTAGTGCAGGAAATTGTGTAATTGCTAATTTTTCCACGTCAAAAGGTTCACGTGTGACTAGGACAGGTCTTGGAGGAGTCATGTCCTGTAAAACTGATTCTATGTTGTGTGCTATGTCTTCTCTGTTACTCATCTACTACCTTTTCAAACGGAGAAAATGAGTAGGTTCCTTTTCAGCATCGCTAACATCTCCTGATGAATCCATATCATATTCTACACCGTCTCTTAACACAAGATCCATTTCTCTTTCGTATTCTTTACGATAGAATTCCATCTTTCTTTCAAAGATGTCTTGATCTGCGTCAAATTTTGCTAATTTTGTATAAACGTGAAAACCTAAACAATTGTAACACGCCACTCTTGTGAGTTGACTTGCTGTGTACATATCTTCATCTGGTTCGTTTTGTCCTGATGATAGATATTTTAGGTCATACAAACCTATCTGTTGTGTGGGCCACCAACGTATTCTAAGATCTCTAAACACATCGTTTTGTGCTTTTGTGATTTCTTCGTCAAAGTCAGGTATGCCGTAATTTAAGATATCAGGTTCGTAGTCTTGGATGTCTGCAATGGTTAATAATGTTGCCATTAGGGGTACTACCTCCGTAATTGTTAATAATAATCAAGTTCTGCTTGATGTGTTTATTTATACCGCAGTCGTGAAGAAAGGGCGAAACGAATTCCGCCCTTTCAAGATATATGACCATACAAGTATGGTAATATTATTTATTATAGGTTTGCGTCCCCAACAATACCAACACCATAAGTGTCAAATATTTCTGCTGTACCGTACGCCATAGAACCAACGATTTCGTCTGCTCTAGCAGAAGCATCTCTTTGGTTCTCTACTCTTAAGTTACGTTTAACCATGTAACCTAATGCGTCGCCGTGGAATGCCGCACCAACGAATGCACCTGCTGAGTCACCAGATATAACTGTTGATTCAAAGATTTGCATTCCTGCAAGTGTTCCTACAAATCCAGTTCTCAATGCTTCATTACCTAAGTCTGATAGGTTATGAGCAATTGTTGAACCAGCGTTTGTTAACAATTTCTTGATTTGGAACGCTTGTTTAGGGTGTAACACACAGTATAACGGACCACTTGGAACTTTTGCAGTTCTTAGTGTTGCCGCCGCTTTGAAAAGATCTTCTACTGAAATCTCGTCTGCGCCTGTTCCTACAGTTTGTGAAAAACCTGAGAATAACGCCGCGATGTCTGTGTCAATTTTCTCTGCTAATGCAGATCCAATTTGTCTTCCTACTGCTGAAGCAACATCTTCTGCTGATGCTTCTTTCATAAGGTCAGTTAAAGTAATCATTACACCTTTTTCTGTCGCTGTAATTGTTTTTGACGTTGTCAAATCAAATGCCGCGTTAGTTAGGTCAACACCATCACCTGGTGTGCTTACCGCAACTGTTGGATATATTGGAACCTGAGCAGTTAACCCTGGTGTTCCAGACATATCATAGTTTCTTATTAAAGGTCTCATGATTGAAGTTTCGTTCAATGTGAAAAGACCTGATTGGACTACGTTACTAAAAAACGCTGATCCTATTCCTGTATCTACTGCGTTTGTAATCGCCATAGTACTTCTCCTTTGTTATTAAACACTCACGCCGCGTGATCTCATGATCTCGCGATACCTAGCACGATGCTCAGGTATGTTCATGTTTAGATTGGTTATGTCGTCATTGACCAACGATTCTTTGCTACCATCGCCTTTGCCAGTACCTGAACCTTGTGGTCCTGCACTTACAAAATGCGGATTGGATTGAAGAAACTCTTTTACCAAGTCTTTAACTTGTATGGGATCGCCTTTGTCATCATAACGAACTTGACCCGTTTTTGCGTCTATCACGTCAACAGCACCTGCTTCATTAAGTTTCAATTGTTGTTTAAGCAATTGACTTACTTGAGTAGGGTTGATTGCTTTGGCATTGGATGCCTCACTCATCAACTGTCCATCAATTTTGATTGAAGTCAATTCAGACTGATAATGGTTAATTTTAGAATTAAATTTTTCTGCTTGTTCTTTAAGAACTGCTTCAAACTCTCCTCTTTTTTCCAATTCTGCCTGTCTTGTCTTTTCCTCTTTTTCAATTAACGTGTTGTATTGATCAACGTCTATGCCTTTATACTTTTTATCGTATTTGGCACGTTCCCTCGCTACTCTCTCTCCTACGATCCTCTCTAGATCATCTTGAGTGAAAGATTGAGTGTTAGTTTCTTCTTGAACCGCTGTGGTTACCTGCTCTTTAGATTCAGGTGCAGTGTCCTGAGATTTTACCGCTTGATTGTCTGCGTTCATGTGTTTACCTCTTGTTTGAGTTGAGTGTACTCCCTGTCTATGACAGTACTGATGTTATTTATTATCTTCTTTTCTTTTTGCCTCTCGTAGATGATTTCTTACCACGAGTCATGCTGTTTTTCTTTTTGCCTCTTGTTGCCATGATTACTCCTCCTTTTTGTTGTAATTTTGCTTTACCAGTTCAATTACTTCTTTGGGTTCAATAGAATCCATTGCTTGTTCACAGTATGTGCAAGTACCTTTTGGCACATGACAACCCAAACCGTCTGGATTGCAATGTGTCTTACGTGTAATATTTATTTGGCCTTCATATCCTGTTCTCTGGGGACTTTGATGACTGCCATACAACACCACACAAGGCACATCAAGATTGCCTGCTATGTGATGCACTCCACCCTCTGTGGTCACCACCATGTGTGCGTACTTAATCATTATCATGGTTTCACGTATTGAAAGACATCTTACATTTTGCAGTCCTGGATAGTCTGTTTGTCCTTTTGCATTTTTTACAAAAGTTGGACTGGGCAATGCTCTTATCAATGAGTAATCTTGTAGACCATCTATCACTGCTTGCCATCTAAAATATTTTTTGTTGTCTGCAAATATAGAATCTTTAGCATCTGGGTTTATAAGAATATAAGGTTGTAATTTTTTGTAATTCAACTTGAACCACATCTCTTCTGAATCTTTAAATTCTATAGGTGCTGTTTTTGGTTTGTAAGGTGTGTTGTTGTGATACCACCGTTTGTTGTTGTTTGGGTGTGTTTCAAATGGTTCTCCGTAATTGAAGTCTAACCAAGGTGTGTTGTGCCACACAGGTTTTGCAAATCCTTGTGCAATACCTTTTGCTTGTCTGTGAGGTTTTTGTTTTTTGCCTGTCTTTTTGAATTGGTGGTATGCTTCTGCACGCCACATCATGTCATCACCTATTCCCATATTGGTATTTAGATGTTGTTGTCTGTGGGGTCTGTGTTATTGAAAAACTGTGCCATTTCTGGATGCAGTTCTACAATTTGTTCGTTGGTGTAACCTTGATCCAGCATTTCTCTCATGTGTGTAATCAATTGTTCAACTGATTGAATTGGTGTGTGAACCATGTTTGGTTGTGCTGACGGTTCAGGCATTTCAACAGCATCATCTTCCATCACAGTTTTGTAAATCTTTTTATCAATCTGTTCGTTGATGAATGTGTTTTGAATGTTGGACTCTTTTGCCATTTTTAGTAGACTGATATCATTTGCTTTGTCTTGTATTGAAAATGATCTTGGATATTCAATTGTGCCATCAAACACTGTGCCTTCGTAAAGAGCAAACAATCTCCATATCTGTTCTTCTGCGTGTTCCAACTGAGTGGCAAACGTTGCTAATCTGCTGGACAGTTGTGTGAACTCAGATGATATTGCAATTCCAGATAACCTACGA